CCGTGGGCGGGAAGAAGAGGATCGTCGGCTACCGCAAGGTTCGCTGGAACGACACCCCCAAGACCCACGAGACCAGCTCCAAGACCGCCAAGCGCATGAAGAGCAAGAAGATCAACCAGCGCAGGATGCCGCCGGGACTCAAGAGGTTCCTCAAGATGAAGCGCTCCCAGGTGAACCGCTCCATCGGCAAGCACATGAAGGAGTGGAACGTCATCGCGGAGAACGTCCTCGGATTCGTGGACATGCAGTTCAACGGCCCCGACGTCAACCGCCTCCAGGTGCTCCGCAAGGACGGCGAGGTCGCCTCCGTCAGGGTTCCGACCGTCGCCCTCCGCAACGAGGCCAGAGTCCTCAAGTTCGACTGGAAGACCATGAACACCGACGTCGTCGTCAAGAGACGCGACAGCAAGAAGATGCACGAAAGCGAGGACTTCACCACGGCCGTCTCGGAGCTCCGCAAGCTCAACGCGCTCTCTGATTCCAAGGGATTCGAGACCGCACTAGAGAACGCCGTGACCAAGCTCCCGGGCGTCGTGTACCTCACCGAGGACGAGCTCGCCAAGGGCATCAAGTCCTCGCTCGAGGCCGCCGGGGAAAGGAACTTCGACGACGAGGCCTGCGCCTTCATCGCCGAGGGCCTGCTCCGCACGGCCCACGACTCCTTCTCCGACAGGATAAGCAAGATCATCAGGCTCGCCGGAGGCAAGCTCAACGAGCAGGCCGCCGACCCGTACGCCGAGTTCAGAAGGATCGCCGACGAGTTCTACGCGAAGCTCGACGAGTCCGCCGAACTCGAGATGCAGGCCTTCGTCGACGTCTACGAGTCGCTCCGCCAGGTGCACGAACTCGCCAAGGAAGAGAACAACGAGGACGTGGCGGTCGAGACCGCCTCCCACCTCGACGCACTCATGCCGATCGTCACGGGCAAGACCGCTCTAGACTTCGAGACCCTCGGCGAGGCCGCCGAATGGCTCTACGACATCGTGGAGAACACGATGGGCGACGAGTGGAAGGTCTCCGAGCCGGTCGTGAGCGCCACGGGCGACCACCCCGAGGTGACCAAGAAGGGCAAGACCAGCCAGTCCCCCGCGGACATGGAAGGCTCGACGCCCGACGCCCACCACACCAGCGACGGAAAGGACTACAAGGGCGCCGCCGCCAGCGAACTGGAGAACGACGGCTGGAGCAACGTGGGAGGCGAAGGCGTCTACCCCGAAATCGACAACCCCTACCTCCCGAAGGCCGAAGTTCCGACGATCACGGGGGAGAAGGACGTCGACTCCGACAACGGACAGCTCGCCCAGTGGGGCGACAACGACACGTGGCCGAACCTGCAGAACCCCTACTCGAAGGCCTCGGTAACCCCGAAGTCCGTCAAGGAGTGATATGAAACTGCTTCTGGAAAGCGAGCTGACCCCAGGGTCGGTCTTCGAGAACAGACTCATCCTCGGGGGCTGCGGATGCGCCGTCCTCAACGAGATGGATCTCCACGAGTCCGCCGGCAACGGCGGGATCGTCAAGTTCAGAGGCAAGTTCCAGGAGGCCGACGCCGTCAACAAGAACAAGCGGACCTACCCCTTCAACGTCCTCAACGACAACGTCAAGGGACTCCAGGAGACCATCAAGAACGGCGGGCTGATCGGCGAGCTCGACCACCCCACCGACTCGATCGTCCACTTCGCAAACGCCAGCCACAAGATCACCAGACTCTGGTGGGACGGCAAGACCCTCATGGGAGAGGGCGTCATACTGAACACGCCCCACGGCAAGATCCTCAAGGCGCTCATCAACGACGGTGTGCGCGTGGGAATCTCCAGCCGCGGGGTGGGCAACGGTAAGGTCAACGAGGAAGGCATCCTCGTCATCGGAGAGAGCTACAAGCTCATCACCTTCGACGCGGTCGCCGACCCCAGCACAAGCCAGGCATTCCAGGAGAAAGTGGTCTCCAAAGAAAGCGTGGCCCACGCGGCATCCCCGGAGGAAACCCGCGCGTCGATAAAAAATGAAGCCAGCGGCATACATACCCTGAACAAGGAAATAGTTATTGCCGCCCTCGGCGGAATAATCCAGAAACAGGCCAAAGCCATAAAGAGAGGTTGAATCAAATGGAAAAGATTGTCGAAGCTTTGACTAAGCTGCTCCCCGAGGAAGCGGTATCCGAGGTCACCGAGGCCGTCAAGACGGAACTAGAGTCCGCCAAGCAGACCCTCGAGACCGAGTACAACACCAAGCTCGAAGAGGCCTACGCGGAACTCTCCGACGAGCTCAAGGGCGCCGAAGAGACCGCCATCAAGGGCTACAAGGAAGCCTACGCCATCATCACCGACCTGCGCGCCCGTCTCGAGACCCAGCAGAAGGAGTTCGAGGCCAGTATGGAAGAGGGATACGAAGAGGCCTACCAGATGCTCGTCGCCGAGAAGGGCAAGAACGAGAACCTCGAGGTCGAGATGTACGAGACCTTCGACAAGAAGCTCCAGGAGATGAAGGAGTACATGGTCGACAAGGTCGACGCATTCCTCCAGTACAAGGGCTCGGACATCTACGAGAGCGCCCGCAAGGAGCTCGAGAACGACCCGCGCACCAGCGAACACAAGGTCGCGCTCGACAAGATCGTCGAGGCCGTGGCCAGCTACATCGGCGAAGAAGGGACCGTCGCGACCGACTCGGCCAAGACCGACGAGCTCGCCCGCAAGGTCGAGGAGATCAAGGCCCAGGTCAAGATCCTCGAGGCCAGGAACATCCGCCTCAGCGCCGAGAACACCAAACTTACCGAGGCCGTCAGGGAGCAGCAGAAGGTGCTCACCGAGTCGGTCAAGGCCGAGAAGAAAGAAAGAGCCGAAAGAGCGAAGAATGTGCAGGGGAGAGGACGTGCCGTCAACGAGGCGGAGGTAGTCGCCGAATGGACCGGAGACAAGACCGCCAAGCCTGCCAAGGCAGACAACGTTGACAATACCCTGGTCGAGAGCATCGACCCGGACCTGCTACGTCAAATGCAGGTGCTAGCCGGGACGAAGAAGGAAGACTAAGGGAAACCATTTCTAGTTAAACCAAGGAGAATTACCAAATGCAAGCTAATGCAAAGTTCCTGAATGAAGCAAGGGAGCTGGAATCTCGTTGGGCGCAGACGGGTTTGCTAGAGAACATAAGCGACAAGTACACACGTTCTTGCACTGCCGTTCTCCTCGAAAACCAGCGCCTGATCAACGAGTCCTCGACCGACTCGGGCGACGTCGCCCAGTTCAAGAGGATCTCGATTCCGCTCGTTCGTAGAATCTATCCGCAGCTGATCGCCAACAAGGTCGTCAGCGTGCAGCCGCTACTCGGCCCGACCGGCCTCGTGTACTACCTCCGCTTTCGCTACGGTAGCAACAAGGGTTCCGTCCGCGGCGCCACCAAGAGCGGCTTCCCGACCGACGACGTCAACTCGCTCCAGCAGCTCGCCTCCGGCGACGCCAACCTGAGCGTGTACTACTCGCACCAGTTCGTAGAGAACGAGTCGAGCAGCACCGACGCCGGCGGCACCAGCACGTCGCACGTCCTCGAGCACACCCCGGTCCTCGCCGGCACGGTGACGGGCACCGTGTACGACGGAAGCGTCGCAGTCCAGACCTTCGTGGTCTCGGAAAGCGGCTCGTTCACGTTCTCCGACATCAGCACACCCTCGCACAAGGTCACCAGCGCCACGCTGAACCTGACCACCGGCGAGATGGGCCTGACGTGGAACAGCGACCCGGGTGCGAACCATGTCGTCGTCTCGTACGAGTACAACATGGAGTGCAACCAGGACCTCCCCGAAATCAACCTCGTCGTTGAGTCGGAAGAGATCGCTGCCAAGACCCGCAAGCTGAAGGCCGTCTGGAGCTACGAAGCCCAGCAGGACCTCCGCTCGCAGCACAACCTCGACGCCGAGGCTGAGCTCACCGCCGTCCTGGCACAGGAGATCAACCTCGAGATCGACCGTGAGGTTCTCTCGGACCTGCGCAACAACGCCGGCACCGTGGCCTCGTGGGACTTCAATACCGCCCTTGGTGACACCATCAAGGAAAAGTACGAGTCCCTCTACGTCAAGGTCGTCGAGGTCAGCAACGTGGTGCATCGCAAGACGCTCCGCGGTGGCTGCAACTGGCTCGTGACCAGCCCAGAAGTCGCCTCGATCTTCGAGACGGCAACCGCTGGTTTCGCTCCGGCCCCCTCGGAAGGCTTCACGTCGTCGCTCGGCATCCAGTATGTCGGCACCGTGAACAACCGCTGGAGGATCTACAAGGATCCGCTGTTCCCGACGGGACAGATCTTGATGGGTTACAAGGGTGACAGTTATATGGACAGTGGATATTTCTATTGCCCGTACGTCCCGCTCACCCAGACCCCAGTTGTGCTCGACCCAGAGTCCTTCTGTCCTCGCAAGGGAATTTTAACAAGGTATGGGAAGAAGTTGCTAAGAGAGGG